TGTTGCCATGATTGTCTAAAATGTTAGGCAGGGCAGGAGATTGGCGCACGATTAGCGCCGGCTGGTGTGTCTCCAAATTCGGTCAACGCCGACATAGAGCCCTTATATAATAATGGTGTAAAGTGTCGCACTTACTGCCACCTGGATGGCTGACTTGAGGACGTAGTGCCGCCACCAGTGGCCTTGGCGCGTGCTGCTCGCACTGTCACGCCGCTTGATGAATGGGTGATAAGTGTGCCGGCAGACTTACGCGGTTGCAGCGATTCAACCGCCTCTTGCAGTTGCCTGATGGCATCCAAGATGCCGCGAACGCTAAATTGACTAAGGCGGCGGAATCTCATGAGTAGATGGGGTGAAACTCTGTTGGCAGTTCGCCTGCCTCCATGTTGATAAATTCGCTGGCAATCTCAAATTTGCCATTGTAGAGCTCGGTGATAGTGGGTGCCTTTTTCAGCCAGTAGGTGCCAGCAAAATCAAGAAGCAACTCACCGCAGATGCTGTATTTGGTTGTCTCGATTTTCTGGGTCAATATGAGGTCAACAACTCGGTTTGTTGTCCACTGGTAACCCTTGCGCCAGGTTGATGCCTTCAGCAGCGTGTTGGCTGGCACAATGCGAGTGTTGCGCAATGTGTATTTGTCTTCATTGTATGTCTCATGCCCATAAGCCAGCATGTGCGCAAGCTCGGTTGTCTTGTCTCTTACTGCTGTTGAATAGACAATCGGCACGCCAGTTGTGTCGGTCTCTGCCGTGTTATTTGGCCCAACGGTGGTGTCACCGCCGCCGCTGCTGCCATACATATACTCTTCTATCTTAAAAACGGCGCTCACCTTGGTGCCTGCCTCCATATCACCGCGCACTTTGTTCTGGTATGATTCGGCAGCGGAAATGACCTTGGAAACGTGGCCAGGGTCGGCCACAAAGCGCAGCGTTGAAAAATAGGGATGTTCCCAGGCGTTGCGCTGCACCTCGTAAGGCGCAAACGTCCAAACGTCTGTTTCTGGCTCAACTGAAGGCGTGTCAACAATGGTGTTGTCGATACTGGAAAAGGTGACATCTAGAATACCATAACCGCCGTCTTCCTGGCGCACGTTGACGCGGGTGGCGTTGCCAACATAGGAGTTGCTTGTGGATGCGGTCAGTATGTCAGCATAGCGGCCTTTGTATGTATAGGTAGACTCCCAGCCATTAGTTTCGGAAAATGTGCGCTCAACGTGAACGCTCAACGCCAAGCTTGTGCTGCCTTTGAAATGCAAACTCATTGAGTGAATCCCTTGGAAATGTCGCGCAAGTAGTTTCTTGATTGCTTCATGGCCAACTCAATCTCAAGTTGCGCGCGCAAGTGTTCGTCGCTTAAAGCTTCTGAGCCATACCGCCCGTAGATTGTGCCAGCCACATTGCCAATCTTGTCTGTTAAGTAATCAAGGAACTGAATTGCCATGGTTTTGCTTTCCTCCATTGATTTCATGTATTGACGGCGCCCAGCGGCATATTCTGAAACTTGCTCTGGCGTAAAAGCTGCCACTGACAGGTCAAGGTTCTCGGCAAAGCCTTGATTGATTGCTTCAGCCATGCGCTTGCCGTTGTCGCTCATTAACTCATCAAGGTCGAATGTCTTTTGGCCCTTATCAAAGAGTGATTCACGCATCCCCTTGGCAAACTCTTGAAACAGTTCAAGCGGTTGCCGTATTTGCGGCACATCGCCAAAATGGATTCCGTAACGGCTGAATATATCGATGAAGTTTTTGCTGCCCTCTATTGCCTCATATTGCCTTGTGTTAAGGTCATTGATTGCGTCTCGCAAATCTTCAATATCTATGCCAGCCAACCTAGCAGCATACGCAAGCGCTTGAAGCTCGGTCGTGGACACGCCAAGTTGTGCTGCCTCTTTTTGAATATTGAAAGCTTCCTCGTATAGCCCGCCAACGCTCGACACAACGCGTTCTAATGCCATGGCGCCAGCAATCTGCCCGCCAATGCCGGAAGCCGCGCTCTTGGCCCAGTTGTTAAAGCCTGCGCGCATTCGTTTGAGACCAGCATTAAAACTGGTCGTGTCCATTCCTACCTTAAAGTTAAGATTCAACCGCTGCCTCCTTTTGCCGCTTTGTTAATTCCTCCAATCCTGCCAACCCTTCAGCAAGTGCGCCGTGTATGATTTTTGAACCACCGTTAACCTCGTTAAAACTAATGATGTCCCACATCAATTGACCAAAGGGCGCGTCCATGATTTCGCTTGGTGTGTAGTTCAGCTTTGACAAGCCAATGGTGCGCATTATCTGCAAAGTCGGTGCGCCCCATTTGGCGCCCTTGGCCATGTTGGCATCTGAGCCCATAAGCTCTGGCATTTGCTGGCTTTGCACCAGGTAAGCCATTGCCTCGCCTAATGCCTGATTGTAAGCCTTGGGCAACGGTTTGCGCTGGTAATACCATTGACCAACCGGTGACAAAAACCATCCAAGCCATTTCATGCCTGCCTTGTAATCACGCGAACAGATGCCGACAAATGCGTGAAACTCAAGCCGCGTCAAAATCTCAACCAAGCCGATGCGCTCCATAAGCACAGCATGGCCAAGTGTCAAAGGGCGCAACTTGGCGCCGGCCACATAATGGTGACCTGGCGCTACGGTTGCGGCCCAAGTGTCAGTCATTAGGTGACGTCATCATTGGCCATCCCAGTGCCAGTGTATTCAATGGCAGTGATGGACCATTCGGCAAAGTTGCCATTGGAGCGCGTCTTTTCAGCGCTTTGGATAATGTATTCGCCCTCAATTTCAGCCCAGTCGCTTGATGTGATGTCTAGCTTTTCGCCAGCCTCAAAGCTCACTTTGAAAACTGCATCAACCTGGGTCACTGTCGTGGCTACGCCTGCACCAGAGCCAGCAATCATGCCGGTCAAGTTAAGCACCTGGCGCTGGTTGTAGTAGCAAGCGCTTATGGTTTCACCGTTGGAATTGTTGGCGGTGTTGGAGTCACTCTCCATCGAGAGACGAATCTCGGTGGCATACATGAAAATATTGGCATCAGTTCCAATATCCATGGTGAGATATGTGCCGTCATTTTTGGTGCCGTATGTGAACGGCTGGCCTTTGAGTAATTTGGACATAGTTTATCGAATTTGGTTAAACGGTTGTCACTCCCAGCGCGGCTGGGAATGTTAGTGTGATTGATTCGCGGAGCATGGTGCCTTCCACCTCGCGCTCGATGCCGCTCTGGTCGGCAACGCCAAAAATATAAAAATCAGTTGCGCCCACATTGATGGCCTGTAGCTCGCTCCAGAAAAGCGACTCCTCGACGGCGGTCAGCAATTCATCATGGACATCAAGCGCATTCGGTTGTCCGTCCTCGTCAATCTCGCTCTGAACGCTAACGCTCAAGGTCACATCCATGTTGCCGGTGTTGGGCGGGTTTTGGGTGGCGCCAAGGTAGGCCACTACAACGCAAGGCATGGCCTTGATGGTGTCATTGGTGCCAGCGTAGACCGGCACGCCAACCTGGTCTTGTAGGTATGCCTTGAATGCCTCTTCTGTCTGCTTGCGGTAACTCATAGTTTCCTGATTGCCAACGATTGCACAGCGTTGGTTTTCTTGGTTGTGTGCCAGTCTTTTGGAATCTTGCGCCGCAAATAGGTCAGCATGTCGCGCGTCTCCATGTTGAATGCTAGGCGCAAACCTTGGCGTGCTCCTGGTATGTTGCCGCTTTCTTTGCTGCCATGAACGCCACGAGCAAATGGCTTGAGCGCACCAACGCGGCGTTCTGGTCTGCCTTCGCCTTTAGGTTTGCCAATCTGAAATTTCTTTCGGTTACCTCTCACGCTGCGCGGTGGCTTGATATATGGCCCAATATCGCTTGCAGTGCCTAACCATGCGGCAGCCATAAAACCGCGACCTTTTTGGCGGTGCGCAATGGCAGTGGAAACGGCGGTTTTCATTGGGTCGCCCCACATGCCTTTTTTGCCTTTTTTGCCTCGGTAGTAATTGGTCAAGATGGCCGCCACTGGTGCGCGTTTGCCTCGCTTTGAATTGCTTGGCTGAATCTTTGCGGCGCGCATCATGTCGCGCTTGATTTTCTGCGCTGTGACCTTTGGCGTTTTGCCTACTGCCTTGAGCGCAATGTTGAACGAGCGCTTGTTGACTTCGTTCGTGAAACTGCGTCCGCTGTATTTCAAATAGGCATCAAGAACGCGGTTGAAGCGCTGCGTGTCAAAATCAACATTGATTCCGCTGGCGTTCATTGCTTTTTCATAAGGCCAAGCTCAAAGCTCGCGTCATTGGTTAGCACCTGCTGAATCTTGAACCGTTTGCCGCCCTTGGTGAGCGTGGCGCCCACAATCGGCTTGATGCCAGCATCAGCCCACTGCTTGCGGTTGGTGGTTAGCGTCAGGTCGTAGCCCTCCAAGATGCCGCCATCTTCGAGTTCCTTGGTTTCGGTGTTGCCGCTCTCCACGCATCGCAACACGTTGCCGTGATAGTCGAACACGCTGCCAGCGGTGCGCTCCAGGTCAACCTGCTGCTCGTATAAAAACCGCGAACGGTGGTGGCCCTGGTCAATAATGTATTGCTCTTGAAAATTGGTGTGCGGCACTGGGTTTGAGTGCGCCACACTGTGAAAGCAATCAGTGCGCGTGATTCCGCGCCCGTCTGGCACGTTCAAGGTGATGGTGTAAACGTCTTCCCACTCGCCGCTTTCGTTAGTGCGCTGCACTGTGTAAGCCGCCGCATCGTATTGCGCAGCATCAGCGGTGACGCGGATGATGACGTTGCCAGCGCCAAAGGTGCCACCCTCGCCAATCGTTGTGAACGTGGTTGGCGTATTGTGCGCGGCAGTCTCATAGAGCCAGCCTGAGCGCGTGTTGATTATGCGGTTGTTGGCCATTTAAAAAACCCAGGCGAGCAGTTGCCCGCCGCGCCTGGGTGTGGGTGTGGTGACCTAGCGAACGGTGCAGCAAATTAGGCGCTGGCCTTTTTCTTGGCCTTGGCTTTCGGCGCGGATACGTCAACCTTGAGGTCGGCGCGCTTCCAGTAGGGCGGCTTTCGGTAAACGCTAACGCCGCTGTATTTGCCAGACGGGTTTTCGCGTTCAGCGATAAAAGCGGCCTTGCATTTGTCGGCGTCACCCATAGCGATAAGCTCAGGTGAACCATCAGGCAAAAATCCTATCGTGAATGAAGTCTTGAATATCATGGTTTTGTTATTGGTCGGTGATTCTAATAAGTGCGTTTTGGTTGCCAACTGAGCATCCGTAGAGGATGCCCACGGTTAGAAACCATTTGCCCAGGGTTGGGTTGTAAAATTTGCGTGTCTGAAATGGCAGCCCCGTCCTTGGCTCTATATTGTCTATAACCTCTGTGTTGCCATAGAGCGGCCGCGCGATTTGTCGCGCTGCAATACATAGCGCGCTTGGGTGGCAGTAAAATCCTTGCAGGTTGTTGCTGGTCGGAATGTCTTGATATTCGGCCACACCAAAACCGTGGATGGTTGAGAGCTCGCCTTCTTGGATTGGCTGCGCTGTGCCGTAGGCACTGGCATCAATGATGCCGCCGTCTTTGCTAAGGCTTGCCGTGTAAGACGGGTTGAGCATGACGGTTCTTAGTGACCGCGGGCAACCATTGTTTGTTAATGTGCTGGCGGCGTCTGCCAAATCATCACTGTCGTAATTGGCGGCAGTCCTGACTTGGGAGGCGCTGAAGGCGGTGGGCGTAATGAGGCCAAGCAAATCGTCGGCGACCGCTTTTGCTGTGGCATCTATGGCAGGGCGCAAAAAGGTGCGCTCTAGAATGGTTGGGCTCTTGAGTTTTGAAATCTCAAAATCAGTAAACGCCATCGAGAAGCCCTTGAACTTGTTAAGCTCAATCTCAATGGCCGTGCTCGTTACATCGCTGGCGCTGTAGCCAGCAGACAAATCTTTAACTGTGACCGAAGAGGGAACGCGGGTCACTGTGCGGTCACCGCGCTCCCTGACTTCGGTTGAGAAGTTGCGACTGACCAAGGAGAATGCAAAGAAATTGCTAGAGAGCAAATCAAGCATCTGCTCGCTTACGGCTTCTAAGAAAACGCCTTGGACAGTGTTTGCCATACTATTAAGCGGACTTGATGCGCTTCAGTGCGGCACCGTTGCCAACTGCAACACCGTAAAGAACACCCATAGACAAGTAGTGCTTGCCAGCGGTGTTGTCATACCAGGTGCGTAGCTGGATAGGCAGCCCAGTGGATGGGTCAACAATGTCGGACACCTGGACGCTACCATCAGCAGGCGCAGCAGGCTGGCGAGCGGCCAAACACAAGGCGGAAGGGTGCAGCGCGATGGCGGCGAGGTTTTCGCCGTTGGCGGGAATACCAGTGTATTCGTAAATGCTGAAACCGTGCGCCTTCTGGACAATGTTATCTTGAAT